ATTTGTTGGATTTGTTTCGGGATTGCTAAAATTACTGCCGTCATAATTCCAACCAGTTTTTACATCATCCGAACAATCAACCCAAGTCATAGTTGGAGCTACTTCAAAAGCAACTGATGCTAAATCAACAACTTTATTTTTAAAAACCAATGCTTTCACGAATAAAACTCCTCTACTATTACAACGCCAGAAGCACCAGAACCACCTGTTGCATGACCATTTGAGCCTGTCCTATCGTGAGTTCTTGCGCCACTTCCGCCAACACCAGTATTCGCATCTGGTGTAACTTCAGTGCCATTGGTGGCAACAGCAGTGCTTATATCAGTAATAAGATGAAAAACAGCATTTCCTATTAAAGTTGAACCGCCATGTAGCAACATAGACTGAGTAGTATTATTGTTCCTACCACCAGGAGCTTGTGACCTTCCTATATAATGTCCAACACCTCCTCTTGCATTTAATATATTTCCGCTAGAGCCTTCACCACCTATACCAGGCACACCAGAAGTAGTTATTTCATTTGCTGTAGCAATAAATTGACCGCCTAGACCTCCTGTAGCCGATAAATAACTTCCAAAACTACTTGTGCCACCTGTTGCACCATCATTTGCAGTTGCACCCCCAGCACCACCAGCCCCAACTGTTACAGAAACTGAAGAAACGCTTGATACATCTATCATTGATATTGCAGTGCCACCGCCACCGCCACTTCCAGAAAATAATTCTTGATTATTACTATTACCATCAAGACCACCGCCACCGCCACCACCGCCAACAACGGTTACTCTTACAAACATGCACCCAGAAGGTTTATTCCATGTGCCAGAGCTTGTAATTCTTTGAACTGTTGCAACGGTAAAAGTCGAATAACTAAAACTACCATCTCCATCTGAAACAACTCTTTGACCAGATGAGCCATTACCAGAAATATTTATAGCAGCAGCACCAACTGAATTATCTATTAATTCATCTGCTCCTACACTATCATTTGCCATCATTGCATTTGTAACACTGTCATCTGCAACTGCACTTAAAACAGCTAATGAACCTAATCCTAACGTGGTTCTAGCTGCACTTGCATTTGCATCATCAACTAATGTTGCACCAAAAGTAGATATGGTTGTTGCATTGGTAGTACCATCCACTGCAATAGCATTACCCTCTGAATTAAAACCTAAATATTTATTTGCTCGTTCTGCTGATGCTGGTAAATCCTGTGCATCTACATCTGTTTCTGCAAACTTAAATGTTCTATCTAACTCTTCTTGTTGCTGTTGATTTATAAATGTAAGTTTATCTAGTGCATCTTCATGTGCAGCAGCTGGAAAGCTATCATTAGGTGTATAGTCTGTGTTTTGCGTAAGTGTCATTACACGTTTAAGCAATACAGTCTCACCGCTTTGTGGTCTTCTGTCTGTTGTATCGTAATTACTATCATCAGAATTACCAGTATCAAACTTAAACGTAACAGTGCCACCATCTTGCTCACCAGCATTGCTTACAAGATAATCTGTGTTGATTGTTTTAGTAACTTCTGCACCAGTGCTATCTGTTCTTACGATAACCTTTAATTCTGTATCTAGGAATATCTTGAAACTATAGGCAAAAGCAGAGGTAGTGCCATCACCACTAAAGCTGACTTTTGTTGTAGTGCTACTGACTGTCATATCTACTCCTACTTAAATCCTTATACCTTATTTTCTTGTGTCAGCAAAGTGCTACTCTACCCTTTGTGATTCTGGTGCAATGTCAACAAGTTTTTGAAATGCGTTCCTTACACCAATAGCATTTTGCAAAAACAAAGATGAATTTAAAGCTCTTTGATGTGATTTTGACCATTGAAAATCGTCATTTAATATGGCCCTACTGCCACCTAAAACTGCTTTACTAAGTTTATTTGCTAAATCAACAGATGGTATTCCATTAATTAAATTTGAAGCTAGACCTGTTGTTCTTCCGTATGCAAAGACAGGTTCTGTTGTATAAAAAAGTGCGCCTGTATCAACAATAGCTGGAACTAACGATGCGTAACTACTTCTTTGAAAAGCAGCTTTTGCTATTTCTAAAGGATTTAATCTTTCTTCTAGAAATTGATTTTTATCATCTCTTCCTAAAGAATTAAGATGTGTTTGAGCTACATATGAAGCTCCAGCAAACATGGTTACAGCAGCAAATGCTTGCGCTGCCTGTAAATCTCTTACTGTCAAACCATGTAAAGTTTGTTTTGTCCAGGATACAATCATAAAAGTTCTAAACTGAATAATGAGTTTACCCATTGTTCCAGTCATATATTTATTTAAATTACCTAAATCATTTTGTTGTATGCTTCTTCTTGTCATTCTTACAACAGCAACGGTAAACGCATCTCTTGCTTCTGTATCTGTCCACTCTTCCATGTTTGTCTGTCGTAGTTTTTGATTTCTGAAGAAAGGTGATTTTACAGTAACAGCGTGTTTGCGTATTTGATTATAAACTCTATCAGCCATATCTTCGTCTAATCCAAGACCAGCCAATCGTTTAGCTGAAATCTTCGTTGATTTAAATGCCGCATCTGTTATATTTTGCATGGCAGTTCGTGCAGCAGCACGTTCTAACATAAGTGTTATTGGGGCCATTCCTGATATATCTGCTGTGACCCTTTTGAGAGGTTGAAGAAAGGAGATAGCACCTTCGATTGTTTTATCAAAAAAAGTAGTGTTTTGTGATACATAATTTTCAACAGGGTCAAAACGATTAAATGCTTGGTTAATAGCACGTTCATTACCAACACCCAAAAAATTAACAATATCTCTTGCAACTTGGTCTTGTAATTCTCCATTTTTTGTTCTTCGTATCAAAGAGCCAAACTCAGGAATCACTTGTGCTAGACCTCTTACACCGCCAAGAGTGATAATGTTTCCAAGCTCTGCAACTTGTGCAAATCCTACTTGATTCATTAATCTAATAAAATTGTAATCAGCAATTAATCTCGCTACTCGTGCTGTTTTACTTCCTGCTTTAGCATTAAGTGGTGCAGATGATGGGTTTCTTCCCAGCAACAAATCATGCAGTATTTCCAAACTTTCGACTTGTTTTTTTGCTTCTTCTTCTAAGCCTTTTTCTTTGGCTTCAGCGTCAATATTTCTTTTCAGTTGCCTGAAATCATCTTCTGATTTTATACCAATCTCTGCAAGTGCAATGCGTCCAGATAATTGTTGTGCATAGGTATCATATACTTGTTCTGCATCTCTGTTCATCAAATCTTTTACACGAAGAATGTTTCCATCAGGGAGCGCAAGTTCTGCATCTACATCAATTTTTAACCTTCTTTTAGCTCTTGCTGGTTCTCCAAGAGGTGTTCTCCCAAACAGATTTATAAGTCGTTGCGCTTGGTCTTCTGTAAGTATTTCTTCTTCAACTAATATATCTTTTAGAATGTCTTTTTCATCTGTTGTAAATATACGAGCCAGTCCAGAGTCTTTTCCAAACTCTGATTTTTTAATTTTTCTTACCATACCAGTAGCAATATTTTCAGCTAACTCATCTGTTAAATCTGGGTCTCCATTTAATAACGATTGTTTTAATAATTTAACTACATTCTGCTCACCATAAGTAACAGAGAATTCTTTAAATTTAAATGGTTGCCAGAGATGGGTAAAGTATCTCAAGTTTTCTGGTATTGACTCAAACCCTTTTACACCAGCCGATTTTGCTCTTCTTAAAAGTTCTCTAAAAGATAAAGAAATTACATTAGCTGCTTTTTTTACAGCATCTGAAACATCTGCTCTTGGATTTTCTATTTGGTCTGCTACCTGTTCTGCAAATCTTTGTCTATAGCTTGTAAAATTTCTTTGAACAATATTCACACCATCTGTTTTTGCTTGCTGTTTTACAGCAGGATTAAATACTTCTGCTACTTTTCCTCTTTCTGTGTTGTAAAGGATCGTTCTTTTAATATCTGCTGTCGGTGACATGGTTGCATTGTTTCTGTTAAAACCAACACCATCTTCGCCAAATAAAGATGCTGCTTTTCTCACTGTATTCAACAAACTTTGTTTCATTCTGCCAACCATATCAAATCTGATTAGAAGATTGCCTATAGAAAAAGGAGCATTTTCTAAACTATCAAAATCTTTTTTTGTAGCCATATTCGGTATTTGAATATCATCTGCCCATCGGTTCATACCTGTAGATAATGCAGTAGAGCCAAGTAAATTTTGCACTTGTGGGTCATCTCCAAACTGCCTTCTCATTTGTTCTGCATAATCAATAACTTGTGCATCTTCTGTTGCTTTTTTCAAACCAACTATTGCATCTTCTAAATCTGGCTGTGCTGTTTTTGCCAAACCGCCAAACGCACCACCAAGAAGCAATCCTGCTGCTGTACCATACAAAATATCATAAGGGTCTTTTACTGGGTCTTGGCTAACAAGATATCCTTCAATAGCAGCGTTTGTTGTTGCACCACCCAATGCACCACGAAAGGCATTTCCTAATCGGGTTGCCTTTGAACCCCAGATGGCTGGACCTAATGCACCACCTGTTACGACACTTGCACCTATCGCTAATGGGTCTGTTAAAGCTGCACTAACTCGTAATGCAACACCACCATATCCATACGATTGAAGTGTTTGTTCATTCTCTAAACTCTTTAATGCTTTTACTCTAAGGTCTTTTGCGTGTTTAAGATTTACAGTTTCTTCTAAATAATCCCAACTTTCCTCTGGCAGACCTTCTGTAAGTTCATCAAATGTTTTGTCATCAAGCCAGTTAGATGTATCTGTTTCATAATCGTCTTTATTAAGACCACTTAAAAACCAATACAAACTATTTTCTTTTTCCAATGCTGCTTGTGCTGCATCAAAGAAACCAACTCTGTTTTGTTCTTCTGCTATTTTTTGTTGTCTTGCAACGAACCGTTTTTCATCAGCAAGAACTCGTCTAAAGGATTTTCTTAAAGGTGTATTGAAAATATCATTCATTTACAATACCTTTTTTATTACGAAACTTGTCAGCGTTTTCTTCTGCTTGTTGAAGTGCTTTAACAAAAGATTCAAAATCTTTTTTTAACAAACTTTCATTATAAAATTTCTTTACAGATTGAACATCTTTTCCAAGAGGTGTTGGCTTTTTATTAAGGTTATCTATTTGTTTTTGTTGAATTTCTTTTCTTTTTTGTATCAGACCTTCTTCTATATTTTTTTCACCAAGTTCTCTCATTTGTTCTGGTGTAATTGTAATCAATCTTCTAATTAATGTATCCTCACCTTTTTCATTAAGTACGATGCCATCAATTGGTCTTCCGCCGTCATCTGTAATAATGTATTTATCAAAAAATTCACTTTTTACAATTTTTAAATCTTTTGCTTCGTATTGTTCTAGTGGGTCTAAAATTACTTTTTCTCTTACTTTATTAGAAGATTCTTCCAGTAACATTTTTTTAGTTTCTTCAATACTAATTTTAAATAAAGATTCATTTGTATTAAAATCATCTTTTATTTGGTAATGCCCTTCCACAAAAACATAATCAAGCAAGATATCCTCACTTGCTTTTTGAAGAGCTTCTTTTCCAGTTCTAGCTTCTCCTATTTGCAAATAATCCTTTGCTCTTTCTTTAAGAATGTTTTGCGCTGCAACTCTGTTTAACGGTTCTTCTCCTCCAAAAAATCCAAGAAATCCTTTGTCAAAATCTTTTTGTAAATTATCCATTGCATCATTTAACTGTGCGTTTGCAATATCGTCTGGAAACTTTAGTTCTAATGTTTTTCTAGTATTTAATATTGCTTTTTCAATCGGTTCAAAAGGCAATCTATTTTCTAACTCATCATAAAATACTCTTTGTTCTGGCTTAGCATGATTACCTAAAACTGTTTTATAGTTTTTTAAAAACTGATACAGATTGTACCCTTCAATAATTGAATTGAAATCTTCTGATTCTGGGGTCAAATTAGCATTTATACCGTTTTTATAACCTTCTCCCAACAAAGTTGACCATCTTACATATTTTGTTCCGGTATCTTCAGCAATGTTGACAATTAATTTTGTTTTTTCTTCTGCACTTAAATTTTCATCATCATCTTTTTCAAACATTGTTTGTAAAGCAACTTCGTCTATTTCTGATTGTGGGACACCTATTGATTTTAAAGATGATGTCTTGCCTTGTTCAATAGTCTGTTTTATAGTTTCTTTTTTTGATTCCTCAACATTCTGTTTGAAAATTTCTTTTTCAATTTCAGATATTTGATTTAAAGTGCTGTTTGCTATTTTACCAATATTATCTGTTCTAAATTCAAAAGGTTGTTGGTCATTTAATGGGCTTGTTAATATTTGTTCAATATCATTTAGTCTATCTAACAACACTGCACGTTCATTTTCATCCTGTGTAACTTGTAACTTTCGTACCGTAGATTGAGTCAATGTTTGTAATGTTATCGCAGTAATTTCTTCTGATTCATTTTGACTCATATTATCAGAACGCCCAAGAATGATATTTTCAATATCTGGTTTTGAGTTAATTGAATTTATTACTTTTTCACCAAACTCTTGTATTGTTATTTGAGATAATTCTTCAGGGTCTTCTAAAAAATTATTTGTAAACTGTGAAAGTTCCTGTTGAACTGCTTGTTTTAAAAAAGAGGAATTAAAAGAAATTACTGAGCCATCTTGTTTTGAGTAAGTGAAATCTTCTCCATCTCTCAAAGCATCTGCTGCTTGTTGAAAATCTTCATTTGGCGCACCATCTTTTTGCATTTCTCCAAGAAACCCAATGATATTATCTCTTTCAAGAATTCTTTTGGCACTTGTTAATTTAATAAGTTCATCATTTATTTCATTTAAACTTGCTTGTGATAATCCTTCAAATGATATCTGCCTGTCATTCCCCTGTTCATCTTTTACAACAAACTCTGTTTCTCCTTTTTGCAGACCACTTTGAATTGTGTTTACTGTGCCAATATCAAAATTTGGAAAATTAAATTGAACGACTTCAAGACTATTATCAAGAAAGATTGTTTCTGAGTTTTGTCTGACAGATTGTAAATCAGCTAATAAATCTTGCTCCTTTTGAAATGTAATTTCATTTAAACGAGAACTTTCTTTTATTTGTTTTTCTACGTCATTAAAGTTTTCTTGCGCTTGTGCTAATGTAAGAGTTTTATTTTGCACCTTTTCTTGTGTATTTATCAAACCAATAGCTATTTGTTCCGATTTAAAATTTGAAAAATATTCTTGAAAAGTTATTGGAAGCATAGTTTCCACACCAGCTTCTCTTGCATTTTGGAAAATAAATTGTGAATCTGACCTTAGTGCTTCAGCTAAATCTGGATTTTTTCGTGCATTTTCAGTGTTTGAATTTAATCCTTTTATAAATGAATTGGCTAAATTTGTTCTTTTTCTTTCAAAAGTAACTTGCTTTCCACCAACAGATAAAGCCGAAAAGCGTGTATCAAAATTGTTTTGAACCGTTGATTTTAATCTTGAGTTTATTCTTGGAGTAGTTTCAATTTTAGTATTTATTGTTTCTTGTATTTTTCCTAACTCTTCTTCATACAAAGATACGTCATCTAACTCTTGTCTTTCTAATTTAGAAAACTCTTCATCTAATATAGATTTTACTTCAGTATCTAACGTATCTGCATTTATCTTTTGTTGTGCTAGTTCAAAGTCAGCAGCTACTTTTCCTGCTTTTGATAGTGTTTGCTGAAACCCTGCAAAGGCTCTACCTGGTGCGGTAAAGGCTGTTGTGTTTGCTCTTGGCGATAACTGACCAGCAGCTAATCCTTGTGTTGGGCCTACGCCTTGATTATATAATGGTATTCTAGGCATCAGACGAAACTTGCTCCTGTTGCTGCTGCATCGGTAAATCCACCAAGCAGTGATTGTTGTCCTTGTATTCTTAATGCTTGCGCTGTTGCTTGTCCTTCAAGCCTTGATAAAGTTGCCTCTGATTCCTTTTGCATTTGCTGTATGCTTGATGCGTATTGTATTCTAGCTGCATCTTTCTCTGTGTTGAAATAAGCATCTGCTAGAGCCTGTAACGGACTGCCAGACATTCTGATACCAGAAGTTGCTGTAGCGACTCTCTGAGTGCTTATAAGCCTGTCAGACTGCCTTCTGAGCGCAGCTTCTTCTTCTCTTTTTTGTCTTGCTAGAAGGATTGCTTCATTTTCAGCAACCTGTGCATTATATTCAGCAACTGCTTGTGCAGATTGTGCAGCTGCGTTTGCACCTTTTGCACCCATGATACCGCCAAGAACCTGACCACCTACTGCGATTGCTTGTAAAGCACTCATTACTTTATCCTCGCCATGCGGTAATAATCACCGCCATCTACACCATATTGTCTCATCAAACCCTCATTCTCAAACCCAAGCCATTTTGCAAATCGTATTGCTGTTGGGTCATCTGCTGAAACACTAGCCTGTATTCTATTAATATTGTTTTCTGTTTCTATTACATCAAACATATAATAGGTATGCTTTACCACAGATTTGTATTTTACCTTACCTAGTTTAGATATAAAAAACCAACCTTCTGCAACCTTGCCCCACATAAAATGAATACCGCCCATACCTAATATAACATCATCATACATTAAGGTATAACCATGTATGCGCTCTGGTGCGATGAAAGCATCTTTGTGTTGCTTTTCAATAACAAACTCTAAGTCTATGTTATCTATATCTTTTTTATCAAATGTTCTTAGTTTAAGCATCGAATGTATTAGACCTTCTCATAATTGCAAGTATGGTCATAGGTAAAGGTTGGTTTTGTCTTATAACAACCTGTGCATCATTATCATACCCAGATGGAAAGAATATCTCTTTATCGCCATTAAATAATGGTATCGGGCCATCCATAGCCATACTGCTATCTCTGAATGGCATACGGTCAAGATTATCTACATCTGGCCCTGTTTCTGCACCAACTGTATCTATAAATCGTGCTGTTACGCCATGTATTCTTTTTATCTTTCCTTGTGATATACCGTCTTCTGCACCACCTTCCATACGCAAAGTCTTAACTAAAGAGTCATAGTTATACCCAACATGAATTACACCGCCAGTTCTATCTAGTGTGATACTGCCATTTGTAACAGTCTTATCTGCATGACTTGCTCCATCTACCAAAACAGCTATTGTTTCGCCTTCTAAATGATTTACGCCTGTAACAGCAGATACTTTTTTACGTACTTCACCGCCTGATATATAGGTTGTAAAAGGCGTACCATTGGTTGCTTTACGCACGACACCACTATTCGGTAAGAATACTAAATCTGCATTATCACTGATTGCACCTGTTGTGCCAGTAGATAAGGTAATCTTAGTTTGTCCAGCTAACGCAACAACGGTTGTTCCCGAAGCAATGTTTGTTCCTGTAACTACCATACCTGTAGATATTGTACCTGACACATTATCGATATCAATGACTGTAGCACCACTGGTTATACCACTGCCATTATTTACTTTGGCTGCTGGGAATCCACTTACTGCACTTAAATCAACACCTATCGTGAAATTATTATTATCTACTTTGGTTACGATAACTCCTGTATTATTAACCGTTGTCATACCTGTTATATCAAATATGGCTATCTGGTCATTGGTAGCAAAGCCATGATTGTCAATATTGATGTTAGCAGGGTTAGCTTTGGTAATTGATTTGATGCTTTTAGTTGCTGGGTTTGCCAACTCGAATGTATTTGTTTGCGAGTTAAATACGGTAAAACTATCGCCATTTAGTTCTGTCATTCCCACAACATCATTGATAACCACATCATCTCCATTACTAAAACCATGTGAAGAAGATGTAATGGTAACTGTCTGATGGTCTATTGTAACACTGCTTACTTGGTCTGTAGATAATGACGCAGCTGTAATCGTCTTAGCTGTGTTTTCTATGGTAACACCTGAGTCAACAAAGAAAACATCTCTTACTTTCTGACTAAAATTAAATGATTTAAGATATACGATATGTCTTGTTGTAATACTATTGATAGTACGCTTTACCGATAAATATACTTGGTCTTCTGTACCGCTAGGAATGGATGTTACACTTTCTACCACACCTGAATTACCAAATGGATGCTGATGCCAACCAACTGTATTGTTTGCAGGGTCATAGCTAAGACCTATTAATACTCCATCAAAACGCACAAACCATAAAATAAGTTCTGGCTCTTGTTGCCATACCATATCGGTTAAACCGCCTTTAGCTAGATGCTCTCCTAATATAGTTAAGTCTCTTCCCACCAGACCATCTGTATTTAAATCAAAAGTAACTTCTTTTACTTTCTCACCACTCTTTTGCACTAATATGGTACTTGCTCCTGCTCTAAGTGGGCGTACATTAGATGTGCCAAAAGTAGTTTCTCGTAATACATTTACTGATGTAGGTGTAAC